AGACACTGGAACTTCTATTGCCCATACGCACACCGCAGCACTTACCTACAACACGACTTATTACTGGCGTGCTAGGACAAAGGATGCTGCTGGTCTTTGGGGTCCATACTCTGATGGCACTGCTTCCTTTAAGCCAAATACAAAACCAAATACTCCGTCTAACCTAACGCCTTCTGGCGGATCTATTGTGAGCAGCCTAACGCCAACGTTTAGCGGAAGCTCCTCAGATCCAGACAGCGGGGACTATCTTGCGCTTGCAAGGATTCGAGTTTACCGATCTAGCGATAACCGCATGGAATGGGACAGCGGGGACTTTGCATCTGGCGTTGCGTCATTTACAAAAACTTTTGGAAGCGGCGGAACTACCTACAATAACCTTAGCCTTAATACAGCATATTACTGGACTGCTCTTGTTAAGGACAGCAATGGTGCTTCATCCTCTACCTCATCCTCTGCAACGTTTACGACGTATGCATCAGGAGTAGGCAACATGACTCCATCGGTAACAGCTGGTAACGGATGGGTAAAGACCCTTACGCCGTCATTCAATTTTGTTACACCAGTCAACATGAATCAGTACTGGATTAGGCTTTACGACACCAATGGCACGCTTATCCGAACTATTGGTCCAACAGCCGTTAGCCCAGTAGCTACCACTCTTGCTGCTGCATACGTTTATGCGGGTACTCCAGCTCTTGAGTGGGGCAATCGTTACCAGTGGACTGCTCAGTTCCGAGACACTAATAACGTAACTCAAACAGAGTCAGCAAAAGAAGTGTTTTGGACAAACGCGGCCCCTGTAGCAAATAATATTTTCCCAGCAAATAACCAGGCAGTTACATCAATTGATCCTGCTATTGAAGTAGGGTTTGCTGATCAAGACCTTTCAAACGGTTTTGCTGATTCACCAACTGCTTTGTCAGTTGAAGTCAGCCGATCTAGCGATAGTCTAGTAATGTACACTATGAGTAAGACTGCATCGCTTTCTAGCGTAAGCAATGCTCTATCCCAGGGCGGTTCTGGTGTATCAGAAATAGCAACTGCTGCCGTAACTGGAGTTGTCGGATCTGCTGGTATTGTTACATATACATGCGCAGCAGGACATCCGTTCTCTGCTGGTCAAGTAGTAACAATGACAGGAATTAACCCTGTAGCATATAACCTTGTAAGCGCAACAATTCTTGGTTCTGTAGGAAATACGCCAACTGCAACAACGTTTAAGGTATCTAATGCCACAACAACTGCATTTGTATCTGGCGGAACTGCAACCTCAACAGGTGTAACAACACTATTGAAGAATGTTCAGTACCGATACCGTAGTCGCTACACAGACAACTCAGCTTCGGCAAATGCAGTTGGTTCATATAGCGAGTACGTTTACTTCAAGCCTACAGACGGTCCAAGCGCTGCATATAAAACAACTGGTGGATACACCACTGGTGTTGCTGATAGCGATTTGACCACAGGAAAGATTAATAACTCTTTGCCAGAGCTAAGTTACACCTTTACTGGTGCATATAGCAAAACGCAAAAGAGTCGCCGACTCAGGATTATTGAGACATCTTCTAGCAATGCCATTAGGTATGACAGCGGATTTGTGCTTACTTCAGAGTCTACGCTTACAGTTCCAGATAATATTATTCTTAATAATGCTACCTACAAGTTTGAGATCACTGTAACAGATACAGACGATCTAGCTTCTACTCCGATTGAGACAACACTTGTTGCTCTGTGGAACGCACCAGCACAGATTACTGGGCTAGACGTTCAGCAAGGCAACGGAACACTTAAGCTCAGTTGGAACCAGACGGCAGATGCAAACTTTACAAAGTACAACATCTATCGCCGACTGTTTGGATCTGGTGCACAGTTTACGCTGCTCACTAGTATTTCAGACAGCACAGTACTTAACTACACAGACTACTCCTCAGGAGTAGGCGTGAAGTATGAGTACAAGATTACCCAGACTTCTCAGCCTTCTGGATCTAACTCAGTAGACTCAGACATCGACGCTGCTTCTGCAGTGACCGCTTCCTCAGAGTCCGATAACTGGTGGATCGTCTATGAAGGCGATGAGAGCCTTGGGGTTGAGCTGTACGTAGATTCAGAGAATAGGACAAACCCATACCAGGAAGAGATCTTTGAGCCATTTGGTCGAGACCGAAAGGTTGTTGTCCGATATGCTCAGTTTGGCGTTGAGGGCAGTATCTCAACGTACATCCCTAACGACGAGACTTCGGTAAAGATGCCGAAGATTAAGTTGCTCTTTGGACTCAGTGTTCCGCTCTATCTTAAGACACCGTTTGGTGACGTGTATAGGGTATACTTTGGTACACCAACGTACGAGTACGCCACCGCTGGAACGGTGAAACTATCAGTAGGATATATCGAGGTTGACTAATGTATTCAAGCATCCCTAATCTTGCAGAATTTAAAGAGGCGCTACTTGCGCCAATTCGTGACGTAAAGATTCGGGTTACTGCTTTGAATAGCAGCCTCATCCCAATTGAAGAGGTCACTGCCTCTACGATTGAGGGTACTGTCTATGTCGATACAGCACGAGCGACACGCAGGACGTGCCAGCTACGGCTTATCGACAAAGACGGTCAGTATACTCCTAACGATTCAAGCTCAGTCTTTTACTGGGATAAACTCATTAAGATTGAGTACGGTCTTAAGGTTGGCGCAGACTACACATTTATCCCTCTTGGTATTTTTACCATTGACCGATCAGAAGTGATTGCAGAGAATGGTGCAGCCGTGATCAACCTTGACGGAAGTGACCAGTGGGACTCGTTCTCAATGGCTAACTTTGCAAGCAGCAGCGGCTGGGCAAGCGGAACTTCAATCAATACAATTATTACAGATATTGCTACAACCTACGGTATCCCAACATCTCGACTAACCCTTGATCCGCTAACTGCGCGAGGAGCAACCGAGAAACAGGTTAACGTAACGTTGCGATATCAGCTTGGGGAAAACGTAGGCGAGAGGCTAAAGAAGTGGACCGAGGACTGGTCAATCGACATTTACTTTGATGTCAATGGCAACTTGGTAACTCGAGACATGACGCTTCCTCCATACACAGGAACATCTAATAGCGCTGCTGACGCAATTTTTACAGCTGGGTCAAACGCCATTATGCTTGGAATCCAGAAGGCTCAGTCTTCGCACACAATCTACAATCACATTGTTGTGACTGGAGATACTGCAGACGGTACTGCCGCAGTTCGTGGTGAGTACATTGAGGGTACTGGAACAAACGTAAGCACTTCTCCACTTAAGCGAACATTTAACCAGCGATCAAACACGGGCTTAACTGTTGCTGAGCTTGGCGAGAAGGTTTTGATTATTCGGACTACCACGCTAAAGACTTCGCAGCAATGCCTTGACCGAGCGATGGTAGAACTATCAAAGAACCTAGTTGTGGAAGAGACAATCAACTTACCTACAATTGTGAATCCTCTCTTTGAGGGTCACGACGTTATCGAGATTACAGAGACGAACACTGGTCTTAACCAGCAGCGTTACACGCTGGATTCGTTTGACATTCCAATGCGTTCTAGCCGACAGGTCCTGAACGTGAAGAAGATGAGGGCACTGTAATGGCAGAGATTGGCGATAAGTCATTTACGACAGATATGATTCAGTTGATCAAGGATGCTGTAAAAGCTGAGTTGGGAACGAATGCGTATGTGAACCGCTACTTGGCAGAGATCACCGCAGTCAATACTACAACCTCAGAAGTATCAGTAAAGCTCTCTGGATCAGACACTGCTTCAGATAGCTTCCGAGTTCGTGGCATTCACTTGCCAGAAGTTGGGCAGCAGGTTGTTGCCTGCATTGATGGACAAGATCGCTGGATTGAGTCAGTGATTCGCCCAACAACGAGCACACCGTATCTAACGTTTTCTACCGCTAGTGGTGTACCAACTGGTTCAATGGTTCCATACGTTGGGGCAACTGCTCCTACTGGATGGCTGCTCTGTGATGGTACTCTTGTTAGCCGTACAACCTATGCTGCTCTGTTTGCAATAATTGGCACTAAGGCTGGAGTTGGAGACGGATCAACTACCTTTGCCCTGCCAGATATGAAAGATCGTTTCCTCGGAGGAAATCTTCTTACTGCAACTCAGTATGCACAAAATACAAGTGGAACCTTAATAACACCAGTAACTGCTATTGCTGCTCCAGCACATACACATCAGATTGGTGCGCATACACATGGATATACTAATACGCATTCTCATACAGGAGCTGGACATACCCATGACGTTGCTGGCTCTTCTGCAACGTATACGATGGCAACAACAACTCGTAACACTGGTGTCTATACAACCACTTACGACGTAAGCCATGCACATACTTCTGGAACATATGCTTCTTCTACCCCAACTTCAGTTGGAACAACTGGTAGTAGCACTCCAGGAACAAGTGATTCGCAAACATCTTATGCCTCTGATGCAGCAAGTGCTACTGCAATTGGTACGCCTAAAACTGGTCTTGTAAACTTTATTATTAAAACCTAAGGAGGTTACATGTCTGCATCGATTTATAACATCAATATTGAGCAGGGTGCGACCTTTACCAGGACAATTACCTGGAAGGACTCTGCTGGCGCTGCTATTAATCTTACTGGCTATACGGCTCGGATGCAAATCCGCGAACGCGTTGAGTCAGCAACTGCTCTGGTAAGCCTCACAAGTTCTAGCGGGATTACCCTTGGTGGTGCTGCTGGAACGGTAGTGATCACGATTACTGCTGCACTAACAGATGCACTACCCAACATGAAGAGGGGTGTTTACGACCTTGAACTAGTTAGCGCTGGCGGGATTGTTACGCGTCTTCTTCAAGGCGAAGTAGTGGTGAGTCCACAGGTCACGCGATGACCGACCTGACGGTACAGAACAGCACTACCGTCGTAAGCATTGCAGAGAGTAACCCAATTATCTCTGTTGCTGAATCTAATCCGACAATCTCCGTATCGTCTACAACGAATGCGATTGTTGTCCAAGATCAGCCATCTGCATCGATTGTTCTAAGCGCTTCTGGTCCGCAGGGTCCACAAGGTCCTGCTGGTGCTGCTGGCGCTAACGGTCTTGACGGTGATGCTCACCAGACTTACGTATATAACCAGAATTCACCAAGCGATACGTGGACAATCACCCATAACCTGACTGCATATCCTTCAGTAACTGTCATTGATAGTGCTGGAACCTATGTCATCGGCAACATCGAATACATCTCAAATAATGTATTACGACTAACGTTTTCAGCAGCGTTTGCTGGACAAGCACTGTTAAACTAAGGAGCAATCATGGCTACAAAGTTTCTGACTAGTATTAACCTTACCCAGAATGAACTGCAGAACGCTCGTATTCAGAACCTTGCGTCTGATCCTGCTTCTCCAGTTGCTGGTCAAGTTTATTACAACACAACGAGCAACCAACTCAAGTATTACAACGGTAGTGCTTGGACCGCGCTGTCCACTGGCTCTGGTACGGTTACTTCCGTAACTGGAACTGGCGCAATCTCATCGACTGGCGGCACAACCCCAGCAATCAGCATCGCCGACGCATCTACAGCCGTTAAGGGTGCGGTGCAACTGAGCGACTCCACCAGCACGACGAGCAGCATCCTTGCTGCTACGCCAACTGCTGTTAAGGCTGCTTACGACGCGGCTGCTGCTAAGGTAGCCAGCGTTACTGCTGGATCAGCACGAGTAACAATCGGTGGAACTGCAACTGCTCCAACGGTAGACGTTGCGGCTGCTTCAACCACTGTTGCTGGTATTGTACAACTTTCTGACTCGACCAGCACGACAAGCAGCGTACTTGCTGCTACACCGACGGCTGTTAAGGCTGCGTATGACCTTGCTAATGGAAAGGCTAACCCAGGCGATACACATTATGTTGGAACTACTGCAGTTGCTCTAAACCGAGCCTCTGCAAACCTTGCGTTAACTGGTATTTCTAGCGTTACGCTTCCAGGTTCAACTTCTGGTACTGCACAGATTATCCCAACGGCTGTTGCTGGTACTGGGACGGTCATTACTCTTCCAGCAACGACTGGTACGGTTGCGCTTACTGGCAACAAGTTGTCAACATTTGCTGCGACTACTTCTGCTGAACTTGCTGGTGTAATCTCAGATGAGACAGGAACTGGCGCGCTGGTCTTTGCAAACACGCCAACGCTTGTTACTCCAAATATCGGCGCAGCAACGGGTACGAGCCTTGTACTTTCTGGAGACCTGACGGTCAATGGAACGACCACAACGCTGAACTCAACCACGCTTACGGTTGACGACAAGAACATCGAACTTGGCTCTATTGCTAGCCCAACAGATGTGACGGCAGATGGCGGCGGTATTACCCTCAAGGGTACGACGGACAAGACCCTTAACTGGGTTGATGCAACCGATTCATGGACTTCTTCTGAGAATGTTGACGTTGCAACTGGCAAAACATATAAGGTTGCTGGCACGACCGTTCTTAGCGGTTCTGCTCTTGGTACTGGTGTAACTGGCTCAAGCCTTACATCAGTTGGTACGATCACTTCTGGTACGTGGAATGGCACAGACATCGCTGTCGCAGACGGCGGTACTGGTGCTAGCACCGCTGCGGGCGCAAAGACCAACCTTGGCTTTATGACTCGCTATAGCGCAACAATCACGGCAGTGGCAAATACTCCATATACCGTGACCCACTCGCTTGGTACAAAGGACGTTATTGTGAACGTCTACGACTCTACCGACGCAATGGTTATTGCTGACGTGGTAACTGCTACAACTAATACAATTACTGTGACAAGCAGCGTTGCTGCCGACTACCGAGTCGTTGTAATCGGTTGATCCTTAGGAGGTTAAGATGCCCAAGTTTACCGCAAGCCTCAATCTTCCGCAGTATGCTACTGCTCCAGCCACTCCATCCAATGGCGACGTGTATTACAACACGAATGCTAGCAAAGCCTACGCTCGCGTAGGTGGAGCATGGGTTGAGATTGGTGGATCGGGTGGCGGCGCTGCTACGGCTACTTATCAGACAACAGCACCAGCAAGCCCAACGGTTGGGCAGATCTGGATTGACTCAGATGATAATACTACACCAGTCACTCTCAGCGTTGAAATTTATCCGACATTCCTATTGATGGGAGCATAACATGGCAACGACATATCGAGTGCTCGGACAGGTTTACCCAACGGCTTTAACGCTTACAACCGCCTACACAGTTCCATCGGCAACCCAAACAATTGTGTCAACAATTGCAATTAACAACCAGTCAGTAGGGATGACAATGTATTCAATTACAATTGAACCTTCTGGAACTGTTTCTACTGCAAACCTTAATTATATTGCTAGAGACGCAATAATTAATGGCAATGAAACCCAGTACATTACAGTTGGACTTACGCTTAATACCGCAGACGTTGTGAAAGTTCTATCTGAAAATGGAAACGTTTCGTTTAATCTATTTGGATCGGAGATTGCATAATGGCTGCTAATACTCTTGGATCACCAGATTCTGCACGTTTTATTAATGGTGCAAATTGGACAGTTCAAAGTTTCACTACTGTAGCCGCTGCAACCTCTTTTACAGTTCCATCTGGAACTAAGAAGATTGGGTTCTTCATCCTTGGTGGCGGCGGAGGCGGCGGTAGAGGTTCTAATGGCTCTACTAACAATGGCGGCGGCGGCGGCGGTGGTGGTGGTGGTGCTTTGTTTATTGCTGATGTTGACGCATCACTGATTGCTGGTAGTCCAATATATATCACTGTAGGCGCAGGCGGTGGCGGAGGCGGAACTGGTAGTAATCCAAATACTGGAGTAACTGGTGGGACATCTGGCGTTGCATTATCCTCTGGTGGTAACTATTGGGCAAGTGCATCTGGTGGCATAGGTGGCGCAGAAGGTGCACTTACCGTAACTTCTGCTGGTGGAGCAGGTGGAGTGTGCTCAGGAGGCAGTCCATTCTTATCGCCATCGCCCACTACAGCAAACGCGTTCTTAACTTTTCTATCTTCAGCCACACTAACTGGGATTGCATACACTAGAAAGGCATTCACTGGAGGTGATGGAGGTACTAGCAACAGCAGCACCTTGACTGCCAAGATAGGCTCATCCTCAGATTTTAGCAGCATATTTACTTTTCCAACTCTTTTTAACGTAGGTACGGCTGGCACTAGCGGTACAAATGCAGTTGGTGGCGCTGCTGGTGTTGCTGGATTTAGCGGTGGTGGAGGTGCTGCTGGTTCTTCTGGAGATCGCGCTGGAGGCGCTGCTGCTCAAGGTGGCGGTGGCGGCGGAGGGACAACGAGCACTACTGCCTCAGGCGCAGGCGGTGCTGGTGGTGCCAATACTGGTGCTGGTGGTGGTGGTGGCGGTGGTTCTAACACTGGAGCCGCAGCAAACGGAGGAGATGGCGGATCTGGTCGCGTAATCGTTTGGTATCGTTCTTAATTTAGGAGGCTGACATGGCAAAGAAAGCATACGTATGGAGCGGTAGCGCATGGGTAGAGATCACATCTCAGCCTAGCGTTGCGACTGCAACCACAGGCAATGCTGGCATTGTACAACTAGTTGATTCTACATCGAGCGTATCAACTACTGATGCAGCAACTCCTAACTCAGTAAAGACTGCATACGACCGTGGATCGCTTGGGGTAACCAATGCAGCCACGGCACAGGCTACGGCTGACGGTAAAGCCGCAGTTGCTACAACTGCACCCGCTGATATTGCTGCAACTGCTGCTGTTGGCACTGGCACAACGGCTGCTCGCGCAGATCACGTTCATGTTGGTGTCCCTGCGACAAGGACACTCACTGGAACTGCACCAATTACAGTCGGTGGAGTGTCTGGTACTGGTCAGGCTCTATCAGCAAACCTTACCGTTGCGGCTACGGCTGCGACAACAAGTGCTGCTGGCGTGGTGCAGTTGAGCGATTCGGTCAGCACTACGGATAGCACGCTCGCTGCAACTGCAACTGCAGTAAAGAGCGCCTATGACTTGGCTAATGCTGCGCTTCCTGGTATTGCAGGATGGAATTTTGCACCATCTTTCTATAGTAGCAATATTATTGCTAATATTCCTCATTATTCTGCAATTGCAAATAATGCAGCAGTGGCTGGTCAGGTGAAATTAATGAGGATAGTCCCTTGGAAGAGCGTAACTGTTAGCAACATTGCAATTGGAACTGCTGCAGTTAGTTCTAGTGGATTGACATTAGCGCGGTTTGGTATTTATACCCGCAGTGGCACAACTTTTACTTTAGTAGCACGCACGAATTCAGATACAACTATTGGTAATACCTCAAGTACGAAGTATACACGAGCGCTAAGCACTACTGGTGGGTATCCAGCAACATACGCAATGACGGCTGGAAGCGAATACTGGGTTGGTTTTATCTTTACTGGAACTACTATGCCAACTGTTTTATCTCATACCAACATAGCCACTCCAAGTTCTGGCGCTTCAATTTTTGGATATACAACGTATTTTCAATCCTCGCAAACTGATTTGCCAGCAACTGTTACAGGCAGTACTGGATCAACCATTGTCCATTATATTGAGGTATCCTAATGTCAGTTATCACTGAACCACCATATCTAGATCCTGAGACTGGTCTACTTGTTGAGATCGTCCGAGACGCAGAGACTGGCGAAATTATCGGCAAGAATGAGCGGATGCCTGAGGAGATACCAGAATGACGAAAGTTCAAGCGGATCTTATCCTTGAACGGCTTGACCGAATCGAGGGTGATCTTACACTGATTAAACTAGAGATGGCAGAGACACGTGGAGCATATCGCCTTGCAAAGTTTGTGATTGCCCTATTGGGCTTGAGCGGACTTGGTGGTATTACTGCATGGCTTGCTGGACAGGGGAAGTAATGCATGATGCTGATTGGTGGATAAGTTTCCATGAAGATTATCCAGGATTAAATGGTCTAATGCATGCCTACTTTGCAAATGCTAATTGCGGTATAACCTGTATTCGACTTAAACTGATCTCATCCCATGACGCTGATGGCTGTCTCATTGACCATGAGGCAAGAATCGCTGATATTATTATTCCAGATGAGTTTAAACTTGAACTTGCTATACATCACTGGATGGACCATAAAATAAACGCTTAATGATATCCTGAGGAGGTACTTATGAACCTACTCAGAGTTACTATAGTAACCGCAATATTACTGGTGAGTCCAGTAACAATATTTGCTAACGATAACAGAGTCAGCGTTGATCACACAATGGATTTCTTTGTTGTGGTTGATGAGCCAATTGACTTTGTTGCTAGGACACTTCTCTGCGATACAGAAGAAGTGCTCTGGTGTGCTGCTCCATCGCAAGGTGGGCATTTCACAGATAGCGTCCTATGGCTTTATGACTCTAACGGTTATTTGCTCAGAGTCGTGGACGACAACGGCGTATCATACGCCTCAATAATCCAGATTCACTTAGAGCCAGGTTTTTACCGACTGCGTGCAGGAAGGTTTGTCTGCTATGACAATAGTTGCATCCACCCAGAAGCACCATTTGAGCAGGGTGGGTACTATGACCTATTGACGAATCTACCGCTGGTCTTGGATCAAAACCCACCAGTGGTAAACCCTTCGCCGATTCCATCAGTACTCCCAACCCCTGAACCGAGCGTAGAGCCGACTCCCGAGCCGACCCCTACGCAGACACCAGAAGAGCCCTCACCTAGCCCTAGCGTGGCTCCTAGCCCTACGCCAGAGCCTTCGGTAGAGCCTTCTCAGACACCTCAACCGACTCCAGAGCCGACACCTACCCCAACGGTAGAGCCAACGCCTGAGCCGTCGCCAGATCCGACACCTGAGCCAACGCCTGTGGTAACACCAGAGCCAACGCCAGCACCGTCGCCTGAGCCAAGCATGGAGCCGTCAATTGAACCAACACCAAACCCGACTACCGAGCCCGAGCCGTCGCCCAAAGCGTCGGTTGAGCCCGAACTTTCACCTGAGCCTACGCCAACTAGTAGTCCTGAACCTCTGCCTTCTGATGGTGGATTTCCTGATTTACTTTCTGGTGTTTCAGAGCAACTAGGTGCGGCTGCGGAAGCCGTGAACAAAGCAATCGGCGAGGCTGTTTCTATTGTAACCAATCTGGGAAATGACCTTTCTCCTGTAGAGAAAGAAAAGGCTCGTGAAGCCGTTCTGCCAGCAATTATCGTCACTCAAGTGGCGCAGGCTGCTGTAGCAATGGCTATGGCTGCTCGCCCAACCACTCCAAGTGGCGGCAGTACGACAAGGAGCCGTAAATGATTAGGAAGATTATCAACGAGATTGTAGCAACTGGCTGGACTGTGTTCGGTCTTGCCATTGCGTGGGCAGTATTGCCCGATGGACCAACCCGCGACTTTGTTGGCGCGACCCTGTTGTTCCTGACACTCATCTGGGGGCTAACAATGCCCCTTCGCATTAAGGATTAAGGAGAGACTCATGAAGTTTAAGGTCAAGTCACAACTGGACCACGTTGAAAAGGGCGGAATTCTGGATGACTGCGGTCCTTCTAGCATGGCTGCCGCAGTTGCTTGGGCATCCAAGTACAAGGTTGATCCCTCCGCTGGGGATGGCATCAACGCAAAGGCAAAGGCAACTGGCTTCGTAGAGAAGCAGGGAGTATCCGACAACGGATCTTCGCTGCCTGACCTTATCAAGACCGCAAAGGTTCTCGGCGCTACCGCTCGCTTCGCAAAGTCGTGGGATGATGTAGTTGCTTCCGCCCATCGTGGCGCAGCGCTCGGTGTTTGGGTACAGCAGCCAATTGGCTATCCAGTAGGTCTAGAGGTAAGCGAGTGGCACACCAAGTGGGGTAAGTACTGGGCAAAGAAAGATCCTAAGCATGTCAAGGAAGGCTACGGTCACATGACCGCTGCTGGCTGGGATGCCGTTGATGGCTGGCAGTGGGCTTGCCCAACTCGCTCAGGCAAGGGCAAGGAACAGTTCGCCGTCAAGGTGACTGAGGCGCAACTCAAGGAGATCGCCGACTCCAAGCGTGTTGCTGGTAAGGACAAGGGTCTGCCACACAAGCACGTAATTATTATTGAGTGGAAGTAGGAGTAAATATGTACGAAGATCTTAAGGCATGGATTAAGAACATCAAGGACACCACTGGGATCGATGAGGCTCTTGTGGAGTTCTTCCGCACGTTCGTGACCGTCAGCATGTCGGTTGCACTAGGCTTGGGCATTCCTTTGCTTGACATTTCTGGCGGCGACTTCCGCACAGTTCTGTCGGCTGGTCTCGCCTCTGGGTTGCAGGTTCTTGTAAAGTACCTAGACCCAAAGAACACGGCGTTTGGCATTAAGGAGAAGGCTCCTGAAGATGCGGCTGCTGATAACGTTCAGTTCCATATCTAACTAATAGGTAAAATTGCCCCCTTCAGGCTACGGCTTGAGGGGGGCAATTTTATGTTTCCTGTAGATAAAGAAGCGACCAACCCAATCTGTCCCATCAAAGGATTCATCCATTGCTACTTCGCTGGCGTGGAAAGGTAGCAACTCTGGGTGCAGTTCGGCGATCTTCTTCTCCCACCATTCACGAGTACGCATTGTGACATGGGTTGCATCTGCATCGTCGTGCGCTGAGGCACCATCGGAGAGAGCAATCCGCATCCAAAGTTCTCCGCCATCCTTTAGGACTCGCAGCATCTCGCTAAGGATGTAAGGGACTTGGTGCTCTTGGATGTGCTCAAAGAACTCCCACGATGCCACGACATCAAACATGCCTGTGGTGTACGGCAAGCCATCAGCGGCATCCGCACAGATGAGCGAACCTTTTGCAAGGGGAGCACAGTGCTGCACAGCATACTCGCTGATGTCTATGCCGAGTGCCTCGTGTCCTCGCAGATTAGCGTGGTGCACGAACCACCCCTTTGCTGCGCCAACATCAAGGATAGTCAAGCCACGGTTGCCATGAGGGTACTCAATCTGCTCAACGATAGGAACCCATCGCGGGTCATCGGAGTAGTTGAGATAGTTAGAACCTTCTGCTCGCTCAAAGTACCCTTCGCTATACCGTGGGTCAGCCGCCATATCCGATAACCTTCACCAGCAAGAACCATCCAGCAAAGATGCCGACGATTCCAGCAACACCTTCAAAGTTCTGAGGCGCTGGTGCTGGAGCCTTAGCCAGAGCAAATACTGCGCCAACAACTCCACCGATAAAGAATGACCATAGTATGCTCATTCGTCCCTCCTCCGATCTTTCTTCGCCCAACCTTCTCCTTTGTAGAGAACGCTTGGGGAACTAAATACCCGCTTCATCTTAGTGTTATCTTCTGGACAGCGAACTTCTTTGTTGCTGTTCATAGAAACAATTACATCAATAACTAGGTCGCACTTTTTGCAGATGTACTCGTATGTTGCCATAGGAAGCCGACTATACCTTGACGTTCATCAACGCAAGAAGCGTAATGATGTGAATGACTAGGGCTACATTCCGTGCCCCAAGAGATTCCTCAGGCTTTGCGGTTAGGTAGGCTCGCAAGAAGCCAATGCCCTGAAATACCCAAAGGATGCAGAGCCATGCATAGGAAAATTCTGGGCTCATCGGCCACTCCTAACATTAAATAAAACAATCTCTACTTTCATCACCCCACGATGCAGACCAACTCCTAGCGCATCCCAGACTGCTGGCGCTAGATCAATGATTCGGTCATCCTTAGGGTTGCTCTTGACTCCATTGCAGGAGCACCAGTCAACGACCCAGACCACAACCGTACGCTTTGTAAGCGCAGAGGTCACCGTGATCTGGTATGGCTCGTTGTTATAGACAAAGTTCTTCATCTTACGGAGTTCTGGTCCAGCCGCACCGTAGAATGCGTACGGTCCACCATGTTGGTTACTTTCGTAGCCACCATTCTTTCGTGTATACCATGCGTGGTTCTTCGTTGCGTCATACCAAGTCGCAATGCCCGTCAGGATAACTGGCTCTGCAGTCGGCGATGGCTCTGGTGTTTGTGATGGTACTGGCTCAACAACAATTCGATACTGAGGTTGGGCAATCATAAAGACCCCAACAAAAGTCAGGAGCAACGCATTGAGCGTAAGTAGGGCGCGCATCAGTCTGTGAACCCCAGCCACGACTGCTCGCCACGGGCTACAAAGATCGGCATACAGCCCTTGTCGGTTGCTGCATATGCCCCAGCAATGTTGAAGTCAAAGTACTCAACTGCTTCAAGGTAGAAGTCACGCTCCTCGCCGTGAAATGGAAAGGACTCCTT